CCTCTCTGATTCTTAAAACCTCGAGGAAAGCCATCGCCCCTGCTTCCCTGTCGTTTAGTCCCTTAGTTAAATGTATCCCTTCTTCTTGATATGCTGTTGCAAAATCCCAAAAATCTTCACCCTTATCCTGCCTCTGCCAATAGGACTTAGGATCTGCAACCACAATTTCAAAATCATCTATTTCCAGGTCATAGAAACGCTTGATAAATTCTTTCGTATATCTTGCCTGTTGTTTTATGGTAAGACCGGACTGGACGATCTCAGCAAACTTCACAATGTCGCCGGAGCTATTATGCACGGCATAAAATCCACAAGCCCAAGCACTTCTCTCAGCGAAACCGTAGTCGTTTGACATATACAGTCGCCAGTCTGTCCAGTCGAAATTCCTTCTCTTTTCGATAAGATCCGCTTTATCCGTTGCATTAAAAAACGCCAACTCGCTTTTTACGTGAACATCCTCTCTCCACATCTCAAAGAACTGACCGGCAAAGACATTCCAGTTTCCGTACAGCCACATCTCTTTGAGGATCTTATTCTTACCCAAAAGGTTTCTAACAAAGTTATCGTCTCTTTCTGACAGGTATTTGTTATCAAACACGAGGGAAGGTATGAAGAGAAATCGCTCACCGGTCTTTGAAACGAAAACTTTATTAGATCTCGTTGGCTGATACTTGATACCATATTTCTCCACCCAAACCGGAGCACCTTCCGGAATAGCAGGACAGTTATCGATATACTTCTTTTTAACCCAAACGTGTCCTCTCTTGCCTGGATTAGTCGTATAGACCTTCATTGCTTTGATATGTTTATGAGAAGATCTACAGCAGGATTCCATTTCCTCAACTTCCCACTGATCGAACTGAGTCAACTCCTCTATTGCCAACCTGTGAACATTCTGCCCCTGAAACCAGTCTAAGTGCTCCGGTCTTTGACAGGGACGAAACATTATCATCGCTCCGGAAGGAAATGTCCATTGACCTTTAGACCATACTCCACCCAACAAAGGATAAACCTTTTTACATTCTTTCTGTGTCTGTGCTAAAAGAGCAGGCTCGGTTCTTCTTACGATTACCCCGAAATAGTCCGGATAATCGATTAAATATTTATAGTAATAAGTTTGTTCGTAGTCGTCATTTGCTGAAGTGACCCTAAATCCTTGAGAAACATCAATTTTAAGTCTTTTTATCTCTACTTCGCTATACCATTCAACGATCTCGAGAGCCATTTTGCAGACTAACGCATAGGACTTGCCACCGCCACGAGCCCCTCCCAAAAGGAGAGTATCTATATTTACAGCCTCGATAGCTTCTTTTTGTTTAGGCTGGAAATCAAGCATTGTCTATATAAAAAGAGACGGGAGAAGAACGTGTTGTATAACCGTTAGAGGTAGTTATCATTAACGATCCCCTCCCTTATTTATGAAACGGAAAGGTTACAAACCTAAGAGGTATCGCCTTTCAAACGATATGACAAGTTAGGTTTAACTCTCTGAAAGGATATTAAAAACATCTGTTACCTCCTCGCCTTATTGGTTGAGAAGATATCATTTTTTTGTCAACAGATATTTTATTTTACTGGTTTTATCCTTGCCCCTCTTATTGCTGATAGATCCTCATTTCTGCTCTTTTTTTCCTTCTCAAGAGAGTCTATTTGAGTCTCTATTACAAGCTTTTGCCTCCTTAGATCGTCTAATTCAAAGTCTATCTCTCTTATCCTTTTCTCGGTTATTTCCTCTAATTTTGTTTTTCTACCCACTGTTTTGCTCCTTATCGCTGTCATTTGTTAATGGTAGGGAGAGAATTGTAGTCCCTATGAAAATGAGATCCTCTCCCGAGATCTCAGTTCCGTTAAGGCTAAATGAGAAATAAACAAAACATTTTCTGTTTAAGCTGAAGTAGATGCAACCTATTATCTGATTTGTTTCCCTTTGCAATACGTTGTACTGACAGTATCCGTTGACCTTCCTATTTGTGTCGAAGATGGTCAAAGATTTGTTTTCTTTTTCCACTGTTCTCTCCGTTCATTTTTGCCAGTTTCTCTGCAACTTTAATCAATACACGAGAATCTATAAAGAGATCCTCTCTGTCTTGAGGTATAAACATAAATCGAGATCCTTTGTTTGAGTACCGTATCCACCCGATTGTCCGGTTCTTAGAGACCGTTACCCTGAGTCCCTCAAGATATGGATCTTGTTTGCCAGGAGATCCTGTGTTTAATCTTTCAAACCTTGTGTTACCGGCTGCGAAAATCATTCCGCCTCCTCAACCTAAAATTAGCAGCAGTCTGAGTCGTTGGAGTAGATCATTCAATCTTCCGTTGATTTCCGCAAGGTCTCCTGAAAGTTCTCCCCAAACCTGTTCAAAGTGCTTGCTCTGCTTTTGCTCCGGTACTTCTTTGCGTACTTCTGTCGGCTCGCCCTTTAACTCTGCGACAAAGTTCTCTGCTCTCTCTAAGCTCTTAAATAGGCTTCTCACCATAGCAGCCACTTCATCAACTTTCTTTTCTTCTCTGATCATTGCAACGCTATTATGTCCTTCCATTTTATCCTCCTTAATGGATTTTTGCTTATAGTTTAGACTACCCAAAATCGTGACCTTATCGCCACGAACAAAAACGTAGTTGTCGTTAAAGCTTAAACTGCCCTTCACTCCTTTGAAGTGTTCAAACCCTTCCGGCAACTCATCCCAATATCCGCCGCCCCATCTTCTCCACCGATAAAGCAGTCCCGATCCGGTCGTTGGAAGAAGGTTCATCTCTTTTTCTTGTGATAGGAGCGAGTAACCGGTTTTTGTCCTGGCTTCCTCTGAGCATTATATGTCTTGGCTGCCAACTCCTTAGCCTTCTTTTCTGATTTACCTGCCTTCAGGTAATTCTTCTTGATCCTAACATACTTTTTAGGCATTATACCTCCTTTAATCTTTTAGCCGGTCGGAACAATATCCACAGCAGCGAATAAGACACTTCCAATAATAGATAGGAGGACAGAAACAGTCATAACGCATTGAGGCTAATTCCAATGTTCTATTAAGACAACGAGGACATTTCCTGAGCCCAAAGACCCCTTTCATCTTCTTACGCTTATGCTTCTGCCACACCTGTTGGCTAACGCTCATCAGAAATATCTTCCCCCTGAGATATTTATAGCGAGAAATTGTAACCACATTTTCCCTTACGGCATATTCTTTTGAAGTCTTGCTCCTGACGAAAAGCAACAGGAATTTCTCGATTAGAGTCACCGGTTGCAGTTTATGAAAGTTATCGAATTTAGCCTTACCGCTTATCTCCATCCTCCTCCTCCTCTATTGCTATTTTAGCAAAGATAAGTGTCCTGAGACCGAAGATATGAGTAATCTTCTGTTTCTTTTTGCCGGTCTCATCTCTGCTCGTTGCAGCAAAAACCGTTTCTGTTACTGCGTGAGAATTGACATTCTCAATGATAGTATGTTCATTCTCCTTTCTCCCCCACCTCACAATTACCTTGTACGTTTTCTCCTTCATCTTCGCTCCTGTTATCGTTCTCCGATAAGTCTTTAATCTGTTGCAAAAATATCTCGAGTACCTCATCTGAGAGATCCTCGACCTTTCTTAATTTACCCTTGAGCCGATAGATCCTTCGCCATTCGTGTATAAGTATCTTTCTATAGGTTCTTGGATATCCCTTTATTTCCCGAAGTAGATCTTCTCTGTTCAGTTTTCTTTCACTCATATCTTTTTGGATTCCTCTTCCTTACCTGGTCTGAGTCTATCATAATTGTCGCACCGATAAGGTTCTTCTTTTCAGATCTCGTTACAAAAACACTGTATTTCCCCTGACCGTAGTTATGTCTAACAACCCCCTCGCTGATAATCTCTTTATTTTTAGTGTTATCAACGAAAACAATCTCCTCGCCTGGTTCTAATTCATACATTGTATGTCTCCTTTAGATATTCTGCTATTTGCTCTCCGGCTGTCCCGTTGCCGTAGATATCAATTCGCATTCCGCCGGCTAAACGATAACATCTTTCTGGCAATTCTTCCGGTTCAACCAGGTAATTCCAATTAAACTCTATTAACTCTTTCCAACAGGTACTCGCCGACAAAACGAGACAATGTACCCTGTGATAATACGCCTCTTTCTGAACGCCTCCGGAGTCTGTTATTATCAAATCGGCAAACCGTGACAGGTAGAAGAAATCAAGGTATCCCAAAGGAGGAATTAGCCGAACATTGT